TGCATACGGCTTGTAGTTTTTTAGATCTGGATCAACGCGCCAACTTCTTCGAAAAATACGCGCAAACTATTGATCTTGTCGACAGCTTCGGCAAGGCGGAAGAGTTCGCACGTTTTAAAGATTTTGAAGATGCGGATGATTGCAACAATTTTGATGACTTCATTAATATAGGAACTTAATGAAATGAAAATTAGATTAACTGAAATTAGTAATAATAAAAAAGTTGGGCATATTCCGGTAACTACAACCGAACGCGCCAGCTGTCCGGATAGTTGCAACTTAAAAGATATTTGTTATGCGCAAAAAGGTAAAACGCGCATGATATGGGAAGAAGTAGAAACCGGAATTAATACCCGCTGGAAAACTGAATTTGAAAATGATTGGCTTGTAATCATGAAAAAAATTGCGCGCTTTCCAACTGGTCAACTATGGCGACACAATCAAGCCGGCGACTTACCGAACCGCGGGGCGGATAATGAAACTATTGATCCCGTAAAGCTTGGGCAATTAGTGAAAGCTAACCGCAATAAAAACGGCTATACTTACACACACAAACCCGCCACCCCTGAAAATATTGCGTTGATATCGTTTGCGAACGAGAACGGTTTTACTATTAACCTAAGCGCGAACGATCCGGCGCACGCGGATCAATTGGCGCGTCACAAGTTGCCCATCGCGGTTGTCGTGGGTGATAAACCTATAAAGAAAACCCCGGGCGGGTTGCCCGTTGCAATGTGTCCGGCGCAAGATAAAAAGAAAGGTATTACTTGCGCCGTGTGTAAACTATGCGCGAACCCTAACCGCCGGGCGGTTGTTGGTTTTTTAAAAGACTAGCCCGCGCCCCCATACACTAGCCCCAAGCCCCTGCAATCGCGGGGGCTTTTTTTTGGGTCGGGCTTTCGGGATCGGGTCGGGATCGGGTCGGGCTTTCGGGTCGGGGCTATAACTTCAATAGCATGACAATAATAATATAATAACAATACATATATATTACACGTGGCCCAGGTGCTAACAATCTAAAAATTTTGCATGTTTCACGTGAAACATTGCTTGTTGCTTAAATGTCACATGATACAATTAATTTAAAAATAATGCATTTAATAGTTGCATCATATGATTTAATCTGATACTAATATATATATTAGAGACAAGCAATAACGCTAAACTCTAACAACTAAGGAGACTAAAATGAAAGAAGAGATTATTAAAAAGTTAAACTTTATGAACATGCTTTACGGCGCAGGTCGTAAAGAGATGTTCGAAGAGCAATGGGCAGAGTTAAGTAAATTAATTAATGCATTGCCAGCACCAGCTTTTACTTTAGTAACTGAGATGGGTGGAGAACTTGGTACTGAGCCTTTAACTCTTGAAGCTCTTATAACTAAGTTCAATTATAAGGTTGAGAACTTTGGACGCATGGATAGTAGAGAGGATAAAGTTTTCCTTTCTGAGAAAGACGCTTTGGATTTCATTGCCGATGGTGGTGGTGAAGAGCTTTAACATTAACAAGGGGCTGGCTTATACCCAGCCCCCAACTAAGGTAAATAAAAATGACTAACAACCCAGCAAAAAGACTAAGCGAAATTGAACAGCTACAAAAAGAACTAAAAGAAGAGGCTAATGAAATTAAAGACTTTCTTCGTAAACTTGCCAAGGGTCACACCGAAATGTTTGACTATGGCTGGAAGCAAAAGATTTTAGTCCAAGCCCAAAGAAAAGCACCTACTATTTTAGTTCGTAAGCAAGTTGATTACGCTTTAGAAGTTGCACGTATTAAACCAATCTCGGCTCAACTTCGTAATAAATGCTATGACAAAGGAGCAATTCCAAAACCCACAGTAAAATTAATCGCCTCTTAATCGGGTCGGGACGGGTCATAATCGACCCGTCAGCCCCCGCTACCCCTTAGGTACTTAAGTAGTAAGGCAAAAAGATAACGGCTGTAATCGGCTCTCACAGCGGGTTACAGGCCCCGGCTTCTCTTAGCGAGCGGAGCGAGCTAGTGTGTTGCACATACGATTTGATATATATTTTAATTTAGGTATAATACCTCCATGTTCAATGCACCGGAAGAAGTGATACGTGAAGTCTTAGCGTTAGAGCAAGCTAAGAATAACTTGGTAATAAGAGCCAAAGCGCAAAATGACTTTATGGCCTTCGTTAAACACGTGTATGAGGGTTTTATTGAAGGTGATCATCATAAGAAGGTAGCCAAACAATTTGAAAAGTTGGCCGCGAACCCTGGTTCACGAATCATTGTCAATATGCCACCACGACATACGAAGTCTGAGTTTGCCAGTTATTTGTTACCGGCATGGTTAATAGGTAAGAATCCTACCCTAAAAATTATACAAACTACACATACGGCGGAACTGGCTGTACGTTTTGGAAGAAAGGTAAGGAATCTTATGGAGCTTGATTTATATAAAGCTATTTTTCCTGACGTGGAGTTGCGTGTAGATTCCAAGGCCGCGGGCCGTTGGGAAACGGAACAGGGCGGTGAATATTATGCAGCGGGTGTAGGGGGTGCGATCACGGGTCGTGGTGCGGATTTATTGATTATTGATGATCCGCATTCGGAACAAGATGCGTTGTCGGAAACGGCGATGGAGAGTGCGTATGAATGGTATACCTCTGGACCGAGACAAAGGTTACAACCTGGGGGATCTATTGTGGTGGTTATGACCCGGTGGTCATTGAAAGATTTAACAGGGAAATTGATTAAGGCACAGGGGTCCGATGTCATGTCGGATCAATGGGATATGATAGAGTTCCCTGCTATTTTACCGAGCGACAATATATTGTGGCCGGAGTTCTGGAAGAAGGAAGAATTGCTCAAGGTCAAGGCATCACTGTCCTTGGCTAAATGGAATGCGCAGTGGCAACAGAATCCGACGGCGGAAGAGGGTGCGATTATTAAGAAGGAATGGTGGAATGTATGGGAAAGTGAAAGAGTGCCACCGGTCAGTTATATTATGCAGAGTTATGACACGGCCTTCTCGAAAAAAGAAACGGCGGATTATTCAGCGATTACGACCTGGGGAATATTTCAACCCGAGGAGGGGGGTCCAGACCATATAATTTTATTAGATGCGCGAAAAGGAAGGTGGGATTTTCCAGAGTTGAAGAGTGTGGCGAAAGAGGAATATAAGTATTGGGATCCGGATATGGTGATTATTGAGGCGAAGGCTAGTGGTACACCGCTCACGGACGAATTACGAACGATGGGAATTCCTGTAATTAATTATACGCCTAGTAAGGGACGGGATAAACACACAAGGATGCATATGGTAGCTCCTATTTTTGAGAGTGGCATGGTGTGGGCACCGGATAAAAAATTTTCAGAAGATGTCATTGAGGAGTGTGTAGCGTTTCCAAATGGTGACAACGACGATTATTGTGATAGTATGTCCATGGCACTTATAAGATATCGTAAGGGAGGATTTATAAAACTTGACAGCGACCCCGAAGATGAGGAACCTATGTACCGAATACAAGCTCGTCAATTTTATTAGGGAGAAAAATAATGGAATGGATTAAAGGCAGAATGAAAGAACCTTCAACTTACGCTGGCGTAGGAGTGGGTGTCATAGGCATTGGCATTGTAGTCGATGAGCCTATATGTATTTTTGTAGGTATTGCTGCGGCGGTACTATCTTTCATATTGAAGGAGAAAGGAATACTCTAATATGGCATTGCCATTAATAGGAGGATTGTTAAGTTCGGTTGGCGATATTGCTGGTACTTGGGTCAAGGGCAAGATGGAAGAGAAGAAAGCCCAAACTGAGATCAAGGTAGCAAAAGCCAAAGCCGAGGCTACAGTTTATGAGAAGCAGGCCACTGGTGAACTGGACATGGAGAAATCTCTCACGGAACAAATGGGAGGTTCATGGAAAGATGAAGCGTGGACTATCTTTTTTATTGCAGTGTTGGCGGGATGTTTTTTACCGTGGACACAAGATGCGGTTAAAGAGGGATTCGTTTTTTTAGATGAAAGTACACCAGATTGGTTTGCTAACTGTATATATATTAGTATTAGTGCTTCTTTTGGCTATCGTGTTGGAAAAGCCGGTATGGGAATGATAGGAACAATGAAGAATGGGAATAAAGTTCCGACAGCAGCAAAAAAAGTTTCTAAAAAGGTTACAAAGGAAGAATAAACTATGGCAGTACCAGTAATAGCAGGAGTAGCGGCACTAACAAAAGTAGCAGCAAAACCAACAATAAAATTAGCTAAAAAATTAGCTAAAAAATATGACAAGTCTAGTTCTGTGACAAAGGCTGCATCTCTAAGTGGAGGCACAGGTGCTGTACTACTTAATCCTCTAGCTAAAAAAAAGAAAGATAATAAGAAAAAGAAACCTAGAGGCGTAAGTTCAAAAGGATATGGCAAGACTAATAAAGATGGTAATTCAGGATTTAAAGGACATTTTTAACAAGGAAGAATAAACTATGGCGCAGGAAAACGGACGACTACCACCATCACAGATAGACTCAGCGATGCCTGGAGCTGGCGTGCCTTTAGGAGAAGAAGGCGAAGAAATAGAAATTGAGCAAGAAGAGATTGAGACACCAGACTTTGACGAAAGCATGGTGGAAGTACAAGAAGACGGTTCCGTCAATATAAATTTTGAAGAAGCAGCAGCTGCAGAGTTAGAACAGGAATTTGATTTTAATTTAGCAGAAACAATGGATGAAAACACTTTGATGGAGATTTCCACAGAGCTGTTAGGTTTATACGAAGAAGATAAAGAAAGTCGTCAAGACTGGGAAAATTCTTACGCTGAGGGACTCAAGTTATTAGGATTAAAATACGAAGAGCGTGATGAACCTTTCCGTGGATCTAGTGGTGTTACCCATCCGGTGATAGCGGAAGCGGTTACACAATTCCAGGCGCAAGCGTATAAAGAATTATTACCGGCTACAGGGCCTGTAAGAGGACAAATTATAGGAGCGACAAGCACTCAAGTAGAATCGCAAGCGCAACGTGTACAAGATTTTATGAATTATCAAATTATGAACGTTATGGAAGAGTACGATCCTGAGTTAGATCGACTGTTATTCTATTTACCATTGGCAGGAAGTGCCTTCAAGAAGGTATATTTTGATGACACTTTAGATAGAGCGGTATCCCGTTTTATACCCGCCGATGATTTAGTGGTTCCATACAACGCCACCGATTTATTTTCTGCAGCAAGAGTAACGCATGTTGTACGTATGTTAGAAAACGAAGTGAAAAAATTACAAGCGGGAGGATTTTATAGAGACATACCGCTAAAACCTTATGAAGAAGATGATGAGTTAAGAGACAAAGAAAGAGAATTATCAGGAATATCAAAAACATCCGTGGACAGTGATTGTACATTATTGGAATTTCATACCAATTTAGATTTAGAAGGTTATGAGCATGTAGATCCATTTGCTAATGAACCTACCGGTATTAAACTTCCGTACATTATTACTATAGATTTGGAAAGTGGAAAAATCTTATCTATCCGTCGCAATTGGAAAGAGGGCGACGAGTTGTATAGAAAGCAACAATATTTTTCACACTACAAATTTTTACCGGGATTAGGTTTTTATGGTTTAGGATTATTACATATGATAGGTGGTCTTGGACGATCAGCCACCTCCATTCTTCGTCAGCTCATTGATGCCGGTACATTAGCCAATCTTCCTGCTGGTTTTAAAGCAAGAGGGATCCGAATTCGTGAGCCTGACGAGCCCCTGTCTCCTGGCGAATTCCGTGATATCGATGTTCCAGGCGGAGCATTAAAGGACAGCATTCTTCCTCTTCCTTATAAAGAACCTAGCCAGACATTGATGCAACTCTTAGGATTTGTGGTTGATGCCGGGAGACGATTTGCAGCGATTACCGATATGCAGGTAGGCGATGGTAATCAAGAAGCAGCGGTAGGAACGACGGTTGCTTTATTAGAAAAGGGCTCTAAAGTAATGTCGGCTATTCATAAACGTTTGCATTATGCACAGAAGCAAGAGTTTAGAATGTTAGCAAAAGTGTTTGCCGAATCATTACCACCGGTTTATCCGTATAATATTTATGGAGCGGAAGCGTCTATTAAACAAATGGATTTTGACGATCGTGTCGATGTGGTACCGGTATCCGATCCCAATATTTTTTCTGTGTCACAACGTATGGCGTTAGCACAAACACAATTGCAACTTGCTCAGTCTAACCCACAAATGCATAATATGTACGAGGCGTATAAAAGAATGTACGAAGCGGTAGGCGTACAAGATATTCAAGCAATATTACCACCACCACAAGCACCCGAACCTATTGACCCTGCTATAGAAAATGCGCGTGCTTTAATACAAGAAAATTTACAAGCTTTTGAAGAGCAAGATCAGGATGCACATATTGCAACACACGTTGCCTTTATGAAATCTCCAGTTGTTGCTTCTACTCCACCAATCTTTGCGTTATTATTAGCGCACGTTTGTGAGCACATAGCTTTAAAAGCCAGAGGAGTTGCCATGATGGAAGCGATGGATGCGGCACGTCAAGCCGAAGCACAAGGATTACCAGCTCCTGCTTTTGATGGCGAATCAAGAGTGGCTGTTCTTATTTCACAATACACTGCAGAAATACTACAATTGTTTGCTCCTCCACCAGAAGGAGAAGTTGATCCATTGGTAGCGTTACGTGAGAAAGAATTAGAAATTAAAGCAGCGGACATTCAACGTAAAGCATTAGAGTTTGACGCACGATTAGAATTCGAACAGAATCGTGAAGAAGGTCGTCAAGAATTAACAGCGGAAAGAATTAATTCTAGTGAAGATATAGCGCAGTTACGTGCAACGGTTGCTCGAGAAAAGATGCGTAAGGATTACAAGGTAGGAAACTAAGCAAAGGAAAAACAATGGAACTAAAAGATAAAGCTAAAAGATATTTTCAAGCATTAGGAATAAACCCAAATATAAAAGGAACTTTACATAAAGATACTTTTTTAGATGAAGCTCCTATTCCTGTAAAAGGATTAATTGATGGATCATGCACAATAAACATAGAGTGTTTTTTATTTTATACTTATATAGAAGTAGTTATGAATGACTCAGGATATACTTTTGAAGGATATTCTGGAGGCATTGGATTTCCAGGAGAACTTATTACGGAAGGAATTATTTATTATAATGATTTAGACACTTTATTAAGAGCTACAACTTTTGGTTTAGTTTTTATATCAGCAGAAGGTGGCGTAGCTCAAGTTACTTGGGGAACAAGTGGTAATGCAACAGGTTTAGCAGATGGTGACAGTATTGGAGCTTTTGCAGGTAGTGGTAATTGGAGAAAATCTTAATGGCAATATACCAAGGAAAAACAGTTACACTTAACAAACCTATGAAGGGTGACGTGAAAAAATTTAAAGTCTTTGTAAAGTGTGACGGGAAAGTTAAGAAAATTAACTTTGGTGATAAAAATATGACAATTAAGTCACACATCAAAGCCAACAAAAAAAGTTATTGTGCACGGAGCGGTGGTATTAAAGGAGCAAGTGACAGATGTTCTGCTAATTACTGGTCACGTAGACAATGGAAATGTGGAGATGCGTAATGGCAAATAAAACAGTAGATGCACCCGATGGATTTCATTGGATGAAAGATGGAAAAGGTTACAAACTTATGAAGGGCGATTATGCACCGCACCCAGGAGCGGTTAAAAAAGCGTCTTTTTCCGTGCAAAAACGACATAAAGGCGGAAAGAAAAAAGCATGACTAAGCCAACTGTAACCAAAGTAGCGTCTAAACTGGAAACACATGAAGCTGTGTGTGCAGAACGTTGGAAAGAAACAATACTAAGGATAAAACGCTTAGAACATATAATGATAGGCGCAGCAGGAACAATTATTGTAATGTTAATAACTATGCTATGGAGAACACAATGAAAAGACCTAAAGGATTAGCCGGTCAAATGGCGGAACAAATGTATATTCCTAAGAACGCTGCTAAAGGAATGTTAGCAAAAGCTAAGAAAATGAACGATCGCGATGGTTTTATGGGCGGTGGTGCAGCGCATAGCAGCGGAGTACGACGTTTACAACAATCTAAAATGAATATGGCCGGAGGTGGCGTAGCCATTAAAGGTTTTACATTTAAGGGGATATTCTAATGTCAATGAAAAACAAAAAAGATGAGGCAGCTGCTCGTGACGCCTTCTATGATCCAAAAGGCGGAACAGATTATTCGGCTACTATGTCCTTTGAGCAATTTTATAAAAAGATATGGCCAAATTTTGCTCAGGGCGGCGTAAGTTTAGATTTTGAAGAAGCAAACGTAAGAGATAGTATGTTTACAGGTGGAGCAGCTATACGAGGACGTAATTTTAGCGGAAACTATTAACCAAGGAGAAGAATAATGAAGATGAAGAAATACAATAAAGGAGGCCAAGGTTATGCAGACCGAGAAGACGAATCTTTAGGAATGCGTACTGGGGCTGAAAGAACAAAACGCCAAAGCATGAGAGATCGTCGCGATGAGTCTTACGGTGCTTTTGGAAAAAGACCAAATCAAAGAATTAATCGTGACGTTGGTGGCGGAGCTAAATCTATTTCAGATAAAGATGCTATGGAAATGGCAAATGAAGCTATGATGATGACTGCTGCTGAAGGAACGAACTCTATTTCAGATAGGGATGTAAAATTTCTAGATGAGATAGTTAAAGGTAAAGCTAAAGGTAAGACTTCCGACGAAAAAAAGAATAAAAAACCTAAAAGTGAACTACCTGAGTACAGAAGAAATATGGGCGGTACTATAAAAAATTATAGACATGGTGGTGTTGACATTGAGTTTAGGGATGAAGAAGGTAGCCGTTTAAGTATTTCTATGGAAAGACAAGAAGACGCAGGCTATTCTCCATCCGAAGCCGACTTTGACAAGCAACATTCCTTAGCAGAAGAAGGTATTATGGAAGTAGGAGCAGACGTTAAAATCATACAAGGTTATAACTCTCCTTCTTCATTAGGTGAAACGGACACAGTTCGTGGCACAGGAGCGATGGTAAAAGGAACGAAGTTTAGAGGATCTTTTTAGTGGATCCATTGAATTTTGCGTATGCTATTCTTAAAGCGTTACAAGAAAGAATAGCATTAACAGAACAGGCCATACTCGCTGGTAGTCCTAAAACTATGGAGGACTACCGCCAACTGGCAGGCGAGTTAAAAGGTTTGCAATTTGCGGAGCAAGAAGTTAAAGATGCTCTGGATAAAAACGAGAAAGAAGAAAGTTAATGAAAGGTAAAAACTATGTCGAAAACACTTTATGTGCCCGATCACGTTGCGAAAGCAAAAAAGAAAACTGAGAAGATTAATGTCGAACCACTTTATAAACCGCAAGACACGAAAGTTCTTGATCCGAGTTTAATAGAGAAAAACCTCAAGGAAAGACTTCCTCAACCCACAGGATGGCGTATTTTAGTCATGCCTTATATGGGGAAAGCTACAACAGACTCAGGAATTTATATTCCCGATGCTGTACGAGAACGTGAGCAATTGGCAACCGTCGTTGCTTATGTATTAAAAATAGGACCTTTAGCTTATAAAGATCCTGCAAAGTTTGGATCAGGCGAATCTGCTTGGTGCAAAGAAGGTCAATGGGTTTGTATTGGCCGATACGCTGGAGCGCGTTTTAAAATAGATGGTGGAGAAGTTCGTATTCTTAATGATGACGAAGTGATCGCTACAATTTTAGAACCTGATGATGTTAAACATATATAGAAAGTAGAAAGTTATTAAAGGAGCAATGAAATGGCAGACGAAAAACTAGACGTTGGTGAAGCGGAAGAAGAAGCCGTGGAAGTAGACGTAAATCCTGACGCTAAACAAATTAAAAGCGAAACGGAACCACCTAAAGAAACGGAAATAATAGAAGAAAAAGAAGAAAAAAAAGACGAGCTTGAAGACTACAGTGCTGGAGTTAAATCCCGTATTGATAAACTTACGAAACGTATGCGCGAAGAAGAACGCCAAAAACAATCGGCGGTGGAATTTGCAGAAAACGTTAAGAAAGAAAATGAGTCTTTAAAAAATCGTTTACAAAATTTAGATAAAGGCTATCAAGAAGAATTTGGAGGACGGATAGAGTCTCAGCTTAATAGCGCAAAACGTGCTTTGAAAGATGCACATGAGTCCGGAGATAGTGACAGACTTATAGAAGCGCAAGAAGCTTTGGCAACTTTAACAGTTGAAAAAACAAAGTTAAAGAAACCTGTAGGAGCAATCGATCCGGCACCTCAAATCCAACAACCTGTACCTCAACAAATGCAGCAGCCACAACAAACGCAACAGCCGCCAGATCCAAAAGCGGAAGCGTGGGCTAACAAAAATGAGTGGTTTGGTCAAGACGAAGTTATGACATATGCCTCATTTGGCATTCATAGACGGTTAATTGAGGATGAAGGGTTTGACCCATCAAGTGAAGAGTATTATGCTGAACTCGATAAAAGATTAGCGTCTGAGTTTCCTCATAAGTTGGGAACACAGGCTACTAACGGAGGAAGTCGTAAAGTTGCGTCTGCCGAGACTTCCAAATCCCGCAATAAAGGTGGACGAAAAAGTGTGCGGTTGTCGCCCTCACAAGTAGCAATAGCAAAAAAATTAGGCGTACCGTTAGAAGAATACGCAAAATATGTGAAGGAGTAAAAATATGACAAACGAAAAAACGGAGAACACAACTCCCCAAAGTAATACGAGAATATCACGTGCTCAAGACACTCGCGAAAAAAATGCACGCAGAGGGCCCTGGAAGCCACCATCAGCTTTAGAAGCACCGGAACCACCAGAAGGTTATGTTCATAGGTGGATTCGTGC